TGCGCGCGCGGCGGTGACGACCAGAGCACGATCTGGTTTCGCCGCGGCCGCGACGCGCGGACCGTGCCAGCGATCAAGCTACGGGTCGGCGACCTGATGGTGCTGTCGGGCAAGGTGGCGGAACAGGCGCTACGCCATCGAGTGGCCGCGGTGTTCATCGACGAGGGCGGCATCGGTGCCGGCGTGGTCGACCGCGTGCGCCAGATGCTGGCGGGCCATCTCGTCGTCGGCGTCAACTTTGGCGGCCGCGCCGATCGCTACACATTGGGCGACGGCATGCCGCTCACTGCCAACAAGGCCGCCGAGATGTGGGCCTCGATGCGCGCCTGGCTCAAGACCGGCGCCATCCCCGACGATGTCGAGCTGAAGGCCGAGCTGACGGCGCGCGAATACGGCTTCGACCTGCACAACGCGTTGCGGCTCGAAAAGAAGGAGGACATGAAGAAGCGCGGCCTTTCCTCGCCCGACAATGCCGACGGGCTGGCGCTCACCTTTGCCTATCCGGTGGCGGATCTGCCGGAGAACACGCGGTTCGGGGACGGTGCCGGACGGGGCGTCGTCGGCGTCACCTCGACCGAATCCGACTACGACCCGCACGCGGACCTATAAGCACTGGACTCACACGCGCTGCATTGTCATGGTCGAATCAATCGCCCGCAGAGGCGATTGGGAGGCATCCTGGGCGACCGGTCGATCGGCCGACACGATGTCTGGAGGTCCGCTGTTCCTTTCATCTCCGAGGGAGCGGCGGACCTTTCGCCTCTTGGACCGGCGGTGCGCCAACACGCCCCTCCTATGTTGACGCCGCGGAAGCCCACCTCGATCATTGCCAGTGACCTCAACGCGATGGTGATGCCAATCCACCGCGATCCGGGCGCCGTCCTCGCCACCTGTAGACGAGGACGTGGATTCGGCATTCCCGCATCGAATCCGCATTATGTAATCTCCCGCTGACGTCGTTGCGCGGTCACCGCAGAACACGCCGCGATGAACCACCACTGCGAGCATGACGGCGCCTCCACCATGGGAAACCTCTCCAGGCGATATCTTCTTGTATGTAGTTCGCCGGAGAGAGCAGCCGCTTAGAAGGCGGTTAGGCTCACTTTCTCAAATTCCCGCTTGCATCTTCAAAATCCGGTTCATCAGTAACTTAGGGGCTCGCTTCTCACAGGAGAAACGCCCTTGGGTATTTTTGGTGGCGGCCAAGCCGCTTATCCTCCGATGTCGCCGCCGGCTTTGCCCCCGGCGCCCGCACCCGTCCCTTCGATGGCCGACCCATCGGTTCGCGAGGCGCGGGATGCGCAGAAGAAGCGCGCGGCCGCCATGGCGGGTTACGCTTCGACGATCACGACTGGTGGGCTCGGCCTCACCGGTGCCGCATCGACCACTGCCGCGCGCGGCAAGACGATGCTGGGGGCCTGAGCGATGGCCCACGATCCCGCCCTCCGCCGCCACATCGATGCCCGCCTCAACGTCCTAAAGCGCCAGCGCCAGTCCTGGGAACCCAGCTGGCGCGAGCTGTCGCGCCTCGTCAATCCGCGGCGCGGGCAGTTCTTCTCGTCGCCCAACCAAGGCGGCCGGGGCGCGCAGGCTAATACCGCCATCCTCGATCCGACCGCGCTCTTCGCATTGCGCACCTTGGTGGCCGGGCTGATGTCGGGCGTGACCTCGCCGGCGCGGCCGTGGTTCCGGCTGTCCATTCCTGACCGCCGCGTGGCGTCGCTGGCGCCGGTGAAGGTCTGGCTCGACGAGTGCGTGGAGCGCATGCGCATGGTGTTCAATGCCGGCAATCTCTATTCGGCGCTGCCGCTGATCTACGAGGAGCTGGGCCAGTTCGGCACCGGCTGCGCGATCGTCGAGTTCGACCGCGAGGACGTGATCCGCCTCTATACCCTGTCGACCGGCGAATACTGGCTGGGTCTCGACTGGCGCGGCAGGGTCGACACGCTGGCGCGGCGTTTCATGTATTCCTACCGCCAGATCGAGGCGCGCTGGCCCGAGCACGGCATTGCCGAGATCTCCGAGCGGGCGCGCGGCGCTGATGCCGACACCGAGATCGCCGTCCTGCACATGATCGAGCCCAACACGGGCTACGAGAAGGGGCGGCTCGACCAGACGGGCAAGAGATTCCGTTCGGTCTACTGGCGAGAGGGCGGTGGCCAGTCGGCTGGAGATATGGATGGCGAGTTCATCCATTGCGGTGGCTATTCGCAGTTCCCGGCACTGACGCCGCGCTGGTCGCCGATCGGCAACGATGCCTACTCGAAAGGGCCTGGCCACGACGCGCTGCCCGACGTGAAGTCGCTGCAGATACTGAAGAAGCGCGAGCACAACGCGGTCGACAAGCATGTGAACCCGCCGATGGGCGCGCATGTCAGCCTGCGCGGCTCGGCCTCTTCGGTGCTGCCCGGCGCCATCAACTACTTCACCACCCAGGAGAGGGGAGCGGGGATGTGGCCGCTCTACCAGACCGCTCCCGGCGCCATCGCGGAGGTCGAGCGTCTCGTCTCGCGCACCCAGGCCACTATCAAGTCGGCCTTCTTCGCGGACCTCTTTCTGATGATCTCCGACATGGACGGCGTGCAGCCGCGCAGCCAGCTCGAGATCAGCGCCCGCCGCGAGGAGAAGATGCAGATGCTGGGGCCAGTGCTCGAGAACCTGCACGACGACCTGTTGCAGCCGCTGGTCCAGCGCACCTTCGGCATCATGGCCGAGCACGGGCTGTTCAGCCCTCCGCCGCCGGAGCTGCACGGCTATCCACTCGACGTGGAGCTGATCTCGATCCTCGCGCAGGCGCAGAAAGCGGCCGACCTCGGCACCGTCGAGCGTTTGTGGGCCTTCGCCGGCAGTATCTCCGCCACCCGGCCCGAGGTTCTCGACAAGCTGAACGCCGACGAAAGCATCGACGTCTATGCCGACAAGCTCGGCGCACCGGCGTCGATCACTCTGGCCGACGACGTCGTGGCCCAGCTCCGTGCAGCCCGCGCGCTCCGGGCCGAAACCACGCAGGCTCTGCAAGCGGCCGGCGCGCTGGCCGAAGGTGCCAAGACCTTGAGCGAGACCGAGGTCGGCGGCGGCCGCAACGCCCTTCAATCCGTCCTGGGAGCCTGAGCGATGCACGATCCGAACGAAGCAAGGCAGGTCCGCGAGGCCGAGCGGCTGGCGAAGGAGGCGCAGGAGCGCGTCGCCGACGACCTCTGCTCGGTGATGGCCACCGAGGCGGGCCGCCGCTTCATGCACGGGCTGCTCGGCCTCTGCGACATCCGCAGCGACGGTTATGTGCCGGGCGGCCTCGAGGCCCAGCGCCACCAGGATTATCGCGCCGGTCGCCGCAGCATCGGCATCGAGCTGCTGGGCGAACTCGAACGGCACACACCGGACATGACCGAGCTGATGAGCGTTGAAGCCCGGTTCAACCATTTGGAAGCCGAATTGGCGGCTTGTGCCGCGGAGGAGCAGAGCGATGGCTGACACGATCGACAGCACCACGACAGTGGCGCAGCAGGGCGCGGCGCCCGAGATGGCCGGCAGCCTGGAGGGCGAGGTTGCGGCCGCGCAGCGCGCTCCGGAGGCCGACGCCGGCAACGCAACGACCGACGTGCTCGTCGACTATTCGGGACTCACCCTGCCCGAGGGCTACCGCGCCGACGATCCGGTGTTCGCCGATGCCGTAAAGCTGTTCGATGCCGAGAAGATCGCACCGGAGACGGCGCAGCGCCTGATCGACTTCACGCTCGAGCGCGACAAGGAGATCGCGCGGGCGGTCAACGAGCATTCCATGTCTACGTGGACGAAGCAGACGACCGAATGGCGCGCGAGCTCGGAGAAGGAATTCTCGCCCGAGGCGCTGGGTGAAGCCAAGACGGCGCTTTCGCGGGTCTTCGACCGCCAGACCATCGCCTATCTCGAAGGGCTGGGCTTCACAAATCATCCCGGACTGATCCGGGGAATGGTGAAGGTCGCCCGCAGCATAAAGGACGACTCGTTCGTGGGCGGCAATGCCGGCCGCGGCCGCGGCGGGCTAGACCCCAAGTCCCTCTACCCCAACTCCCAGCACAACTAGGAACCACGCCCCATGGCAACGCTTTCCGTAACCAATCCGACCCTGGCCGACTGGTCCAAGGTCATCGACCCCAATGGTAGCATCGCGCAGGTGATCGGCCTGCTGTCGCAGATGAACGAGATCACCGACGACATGGTGTGGAACGAAGGGAACCTGCCGACCGGCCACCGCACCAGCGTGCAGACCTCGCTGCCGACCGGCACCTGGCGCCGCTTCAACGAGGGTATCGTGCCGACCAAGAGCACGAGCACGCAGATCACCGATTCCTGCGGCATGCTCGAGACCTACTCGGAGATCGACAAGGCGCTGGCGGACCTCAACGGCAATACCGCGGCCTATCGCCTGTCCGAGGATCGCGCCTTTCTCGAGGGGCTGACGCAGCAGCTCGCGGGCGTGCTGTTCTACGGCAACACCGCGACCAATCCCGAGCGCTTCATGGGGTTCGCGCCGCGCTACAATACGACGTCCACGGCGACGTCGCAGACCGCCAACAACTTCATCCCGGGCGGCGGTTCGGGCTCGGACAACACGTCGATCTGGCTGGTCGGCTGGGGCGATCTCACCGTCCACGGCATCTTCCCCAAGGGCAGCAAAGCCGGCCTGTCGATGAAGGATCTGGGCGAGCAGACGCTGCTCGACGCCTCGGGCAATCGCTACCAGGGCTATCGCACCCACTACAAGTGGGATGCCGGCCTCACCGTGCGCGATTGGCGCTATGTCGTGCGCATCGGCAACATCGACGTGTCGGATCTCGCGGGCTCGACCCCGGCCGACCTGGTCAAGCTGATGATGCGGGCGATGAACAAGATCCCCAACATCAAGATGTGCCGGCCGGCCTGGTACATGAACCGCACGACCAAGCAGTGGCTGGATATCCAGCGCAACCTCGGCGCCTCGGTCTCCAACACGACCAGCAACACCAACATCCGGCGCACGCTCGACGAGAGCGACGGCCGCCTGTTCGACAGCTTCGGCGGCATCCCGATCCGCAAGTGCGACCAGATCACCTTGGCCGAAGCGACCGTGTCGTAGGCGGCAGGGCAGGAAAGGACACAGACATCATGATGTACGACAAGCTCAACACCTTCGGCACCGACCAGGCGGTAACCGCGTCCGCCGCCTCGACCGACATCATCGACCTCGGTGCCGCCCGCGACATGGGAAACGGCGAGTCGCTGGAACTGGTGATCCTGGTCACGCAGAGCGTGACGGCCGCCGGCGCTGCGACCGTCACCTTCACGCTGGAGACCGATGACAATGCGGGCTTCTCCTCGCCGGCCGTGCTCGCGAATTCCGGGGCGATCGGCAAGGCCGCGCTGGCGGCGGGAACCGAGGTGCTGCGGGTGAAGGTGCCGCTCGATGCCGAGCGCTACCTGCGCACCAACTACACGGTGGCCACCGGCCCGCTGACCGCGGGCACGTTCACCGCGTTCCTCGCCCACGACCGTCAGGCCAGCCGGGCCTACGCGTCGGGCTTCACCGTAAGCTGAGTGGAGACATCGATATGGCCAGGCAAGAGAAGAACGAGAAGTCCGCCGAATACGTCGTCGTCGACAATCCCTTCTACGACGGCGTGCAGCTCCATCCGATCGGGGCGCGCATCCTGTGGTCCGGCCCGCCGGGCCTCTCGCTGGTCCCGGTCGACGCGCCGCGCCGCCGCAGCGCGGGCGATACGCCGATCTTCGGCGATCCGCTGGCCGGCCGCGGAGACGGCGCGCCGGTCAAGGCCGCGCGGCCCGGCGACCAGGTCGTCCTCGTTCAGTGATCGCCGGGCAGTGACCGTCGATCTGTAGCCGCAGATGGGACCGGCCACCGGGTCGGTCCCGCCACCGCGAGGAGAAGTTTCATGGCTCAAGACATCGCCTATCAATCCGGTGCGCGACGCAGTGCCGTGCCCGTCTCGGAGGCAAGCCCATTGCCGGTCGTGCTGACCACCCTCACCGGGACGGCGCTGGTGAAGTCGAGCGTCACCATGTCCGGTGCCTCGGCGGAACTGGTCCCGGCCGACGCCAGCCGGCGCCTCGTCATCGTAAGCAGCACGAGGACCAACGCCGATGCAGCCATCGATCCGACGGGAGGCAGCTGCGCCCTGGACGCCGGCATATCCCTGTCGGGCGGCGACACGGTGCAGATCACGGGGAAGGAGGCGCAGAGCGCCATGACCCAGTTCGGCGCCAGCGGCCAGAAGCTTACCGTCTACGTCGGGGGCTGAGCATGCCCATCACTGTTCTGAACAGGATGCGCGGCGGATCCCGTGCCTTCGACGCCGACCTTCTGTCTTGGCGAGACGCGGTTGTCGCCAATGGCGGCTCGGTTTCCCTCGCGAGACTGATCATCATTGATCAGTTCGTGTTCAGTGAGAAGGCCGTAGGCAACTGGGCGCTGACCGACGACTATTTCGGCTTGTGGGCCGAGAATGCCCCCCAGGCGCTCACGTCGTTGAAACAGAGGCGGCTCGCGGTGGCGGTCAATTCGCCCGCCTTCACGGCTGACCGCGACTACACGTTCAACGGGACCACGTCCTACATCGACACGGGCTTCGTCGCGAACAGCCATGCTGTCGTGATGGGAATAAGCAACGTCCATATCGAGTCGTACGAGCGGACGAACATCAGTGGGGTGACCACGGCGATCGGCGTGAATTCCGGATCGGGCCGCGCCCTTTCGCTTTATCCCCGCAATGGCAACGCCCTGCTTCCGGCTCCCAATATGGTCGGCGCCTCCTATAGCCTAAACACGCCATATACTAGCGTAGGGCTCTCTCAAACGGGCCGCACAGGGGCGACCACAGGCGATATCTACTGCGCCAGAAATGGCGTCGACCTGACGCAATCGCTGTCTCCAACGAACTTGGGCGCAGCGCTCCCCGTTCACAGCCTCTTTGTCGGTGCCTCGAACAACAACGGTACTCCGGCGCAGTTCCGGCCGGCCTCGCTGGGCTTCGTCGCGTACGGCGCCGCACTGGACGCGACACAGCGGCAAGCGCGCTTCAACAACGTCCAGGCGTGGGCTACCTCCGTGGGAGCACAGGTCTGATGGCGATGTTCATCCTCCTGACAGCCGGCCAGGCTGACCATGTGCGCGGTCCTTCGATCTCGACGCTGGCAGCAGCGCTGAACCCTGTCGAGAGAGAGGGCGGCGTCTTCGTGCTGGGCATCGATGTACTGGTTGATCCGTCACACGAGACGCACCGGGATTTCCTCCTGGTACTCCCGCGGCTCGACGGCAGCGATCCGTCGTTTCCCGAGACAACCGTCTGGGCCGGCGCATGAGCCGCGACGAACTCCCGAACGGGAACGTCGCCAACGGTAAGGCCGGCTTCGGCGTGCAGGCTTATCGCTGGCTGGTCGGTGGCGGCGTGGCTCTGCTCGTCCTGCTTTCGCAGCGTACGCTCTCGACCCTGGACGATACGACGGCTGCGGTTCGCAGCCTGCAGTCCCAGGTGGCCGCCATGCAGGGCGTGAGCGAAAGCCGATTCAGTGCGCATGGACAGCGGCTCGACAGCATGGACCGACGCAATGACGCGCAGGACGTGAAGATCGACGGCCTGTGGCAGCGCCTGTGGTCAATCGTTCCCAACACGAGGGCGCCATGAGTCATCCCGTAAACTTGCTGCTGGCCACGTCGGGCGCCGGGCTCGCGATTATCAAGGCTTCGGAAGGCCTGGAGACGGAGGCCTATCCCGACCCGGGCAACGGCGAGACCGGCGAGCCCTGGACCATCGGCTACGGCCATACGCGCGGCGTGCGGCGGGGCGACACGTGCAGTGAAGAGCAGGCCACCGCCTGGCTGCGCGAGGATCTCGGCACGGCGGAGCATGCCGTGCAACGGCTCGTCGACGTGCCGCTGTCGCAGGGGCAGTTCGATGCGCTGACGAGCTTCGTCTTCAACGTCGGTCGGTCGGCCTTCGCCAGTTCGACCCTGCTGCGGCTGCTGAATGCCGGCGACGTGGCCGGGGCGGCTGAACAGTTCAAACGCTGGAACCGCGGCGCCGACGGGCCTCTGCCAGGCCTCGTCATACGCCGTGCCGCCGAACGCTCACTCTTCCTCTCGCAGGAGCCTGCCTGATGCCGTTCCTTCCCCTGCTGCTCAGCCTCGCGCCGACCGTCGCCTCCTGGATCATGGGCGACAGGACGGGCGCCGCCGTCGCCAAGGTCTCCGGTATCGCCCAGGAGATTCTGGGCGCGTCCGATGCTGCCGGCATCGAGCGGGCCATCGCGGCCGACCCCAATCTCGCGCTACAGTTCAGAATGGCGGTGATCCAGGCCGAGGCCGACGCCCGCCGGCAGGAATTCGACACGCTGCAGGCGCAGCTCGCCGACGTGGCGAGCGCCCGAAGCCAGACCGTCGAGCTTGCGAAGGCCGGCTCGGCGATCGCCTGGGGTGCCGTCGCCGTCAGCCTGCTGGTCACGGCGGCGTTCATGGCGGCCCTCTGGTTCGTCGTGCGCCAGGAGATCCCGGCCGCCTCGCGCGAGATCGCCTACATCCTGCTGGGCACGCTCGGTGCCAAGTTCGGCGATATCGTCGCCTATTGGGTCGGTTCGAGTTCGGGCTCGGCGCAGAAGTCGGCGGCGCTCGAGAAAGCCGTTGTGACGGGAGGAGGGCGCTAGATGCCGGCTGACACCGACATCGGCAACATGGCGCTGAGCCGGCTCGGCACGCGTGCCACCATCGCCGACCTGACCGAGAACAGCACCGAGGCCCGCCAGATCAATCTCTGGTACACGACCGTTCGCGACGAGCTGCAGTCGCTCGTCGACTGGAACTTTAGCCGGGTGACCCAGGCGCTCGCCCCGTCCGGGAGTCCGCCGGCGCGCTGGGCCGCCAGCTACGCTTACCCGTCGGACTGTCTGCGCATGCGGCGGCTCGAGTTCGGCGCCTCGACCTGGATGTGGGGCGAGCCCGTCCGCGGCTTCGAAATCGCCTCGAACGGCAGTGGCACTTTCCTCTACTGCAATGAGGAGCGCGTTGCGGCGGTTTTCGCGCAGCGTGTGGTCGATCCGGCCCGCTTCACACCTGGTTTCATCCTGGCCTTCGTCGACTGCCTTGCGGCCGCGATCGCGCACGCGATTACGCAGAAGGCCGATCTCGCCGAACGTCTGGCCCTGCAGGCCCAGCAGCGGATCGAGCGCGCCATGGCCGACAGCGCAAACGAGGGTGTAATCGCCGGTGACGCGGGCCGGATGGCGCAAAGCCTCGCAGTGCGTGGCTTCGACGGAAGCGCGCCATGACCATGCCCATCCTTCTGCCAAGCTTCGCCGCCGGCGAATTGGCGCCGGCGCTGCAGGGGCGGGTCGACCTCGCCAAGTATCAGGTGGGTCTCGCGACATGTCTCAACTGGTTCGTCCATCCGTTCGGCGGGGTCAGCACCCGCGCCGGAACGGCCTTCGTGGGCGAGACCTGCGACGCGACGGTGCGTAGCCGGCTGATCCCGTTCAGCTTCAACACGCAGCAGACCTATGTGCTCGAGTTCGGCGACCGCAGGATGCGCGTCGTCAAGGAGGGCGGTTACGTGCTCGAGCCGCCCATCTCGATCGTCGGCATCACGCGCACCAGTCCCGGCATCGTGACGACCGCCATGCCGCACGGCCTGTCGAACGGCGATGCGATCTGGCTCGACGGGATCGAGGGCATGCGCGAACTCAACCGTCGCCGCTTCGCGGTGACGGTGCTGGGCGGCTCGACCTTCGCCATAGGGATCGACACATCGGGTTATGGCGATTGGACCGCTGGCGGCACGGTGGCCCGCGTCTACACGATCCCAACACCATACCCCGAATCCGACCTGGCGCTGCTGAAGTACGTGCAGAGCGCCGATACCATGACGCTGACGCACCCGTCCCATGCGCCGCGCAACCTCACCCGCACCGGCCATGCTGTCTGGTCTCTCGCCACCATCACCTACGCCCCGACCCAGCGGCCGCCGACCTCGCTGGCTTCCAGTTCGGCCGGCTCGGGCTTCGACTATGTCGTGACCGCAGTCGCCGAGGAAACCGGTGAGGAAAGCGTCGCCTCGGCATCCACGAGCGCCACGACGCAGACGTCGAAGATCACCTGGACCAATGCTGCCGGTGCGAACTCCTACAACGTCTACAAGGGCAAGAACGGGGTCTATGGCTTCATCGGCCGGGCAGGGGACGGCACCACGGGCTTCACCGATACGACGGTGGCGCCGGACACGTCCGACACGCCGCCGGAGGACAAGAACCCGTTCGACGCCGCGGATAAGTATCCCGGCTGCTCGACTTACCACGAGGGGCGGCAATGGTACGCCCGCACCAACCAGAAGCCACAGACGCTCTATTCGTCGGCCTCGGCGGCGTTCAACAACATGAATACCAGTTCGCCGTCGAAGGATAGCGACGCCATCACCCGCACCATTGCCAGCCGCGAGGTGAACGAGATCCGCTACCTGCTGAGCCTCAACGTGCTGCTGGTCTGGACCTCGGGCGCGGTGTGGAAGGCATGGGCCGGCGCGCAGGCCGACGTCATGACGCCGGCCAATTGTGCCGTTAAGCCGCAGAGCTACGAGGGTATCGCCGAGATCCCGCCGATCGCCACCGAGAGTGCGGCTCTTTACGTCACGGCGTCCGCCAAGAAGGTTCGCGATGTGGCCTATGATTTCGGCTCCGACAGCTGGGCTGGCCGCAACGTGTCGATCCTCGCTGGCCACCTGTTCGAGACACACGGCATCGCAGAATGGGCCTATGCGCGCGATCCGCACGGCATTGTCTGGTGCGTCCGCGCCGACGGCGTGCTGCTGGCCTTCACTTACCTCAAGGAACATGACGTCTATGCCTGGTCGCGGCACGTTACCGATGGCTTCGTCGAGAGCGTCGCGACGGTGCAGGAGTTGGACGAGACGATTCTATATTTTTCCGTGAAGCGCACCGTCGGCGGCGAGACGAAGCGTTTCGTCGAGCGCATGGCAAGCCGCGGTTTCAAGGATGTGCAGGCCGCCTGGTGCGTCGATTGCGGCATCCGCCACGACGGCTGGAACGGCGAAGCGGGTCGCACGCTCGCGATCACGGGGACCGCCTATGGCGCGGGGGACGAGGTGACCCTTACGGCCGCGGGCCATGCCCCGTTCAGCGCCGCCTCGGTGGGCGGCAACTACATTCTGCGAGACGGTCAGAACCAGGTGACTGCGACGGTCGTGTCGTACATCGATACGAGCCATGTCAGCGCCACGCTCGACATCGCGCCGCATGCCAGCCTGCAGGGTCGTGCGACCGGGAATTGGGCGCTGGCCTCGCGCACTCTGGGCGGGCTCTGGCACCTCGAGGGACGCGAGCTCGCGGTGCTGGCCGATGGATCGGTGCAGCCCAACGCGACCGTGACCAACGGCACGATCGTCCTGCCGCGGGCCTCCGGCTCGATCGTCGCTGGCCTTCCGTATGTCTGCGACCTCGAAACACTGAATCTCGAGGCCGGGCCGCCGACCCTGCAGGGCCGTCAGAAGGTGGTGAACGAGGTGGTGCTGAGGGTGAAGGACACACGCGGCCTCAGCGCCGGCCCGACCCGCGACCGTCTCGTCGAAATCAAGGAGCGCTCCGGCGAGCAGCCGGGATACCCCACGCTGCTGACGACGGGCGACGAGCGCGTGCTGATCGATCCTGACTGGAACGCGGCCGGCCGGGTCTTCGTGCGCCAGGGTCACCCGCTGCCCGCGACTGTCCTCGCCATCATTCCCCGCCTCGAAACCGGAGCCTGAGCCATGGCCCTCACGAATACCGACCGCAAGGTGACCTATGCCGGAAACGGCAGTGCCACGGTCTTTCCCTACGGCTTCCCGGTCCTCAGCGACGCCCATCTCTCGGTCATCCTGACCGATGGCGCGGGCGTCGAGACGACCCTGTCCTCGTCGCTCTATGCCGCCACCGGTATCGGCAGACTGGGCGGTGGCTCGGTCACCTACCCGCTCGGCGGGCCCGCCCTCGGCACCGGCACGAAGCTCACCATCGTTCGCACTGTGCCCTATACGCAGACGACGGTGCTCTCGAACCAGGGAGGCTATTATCCCGAGGTGGTGGAGCGCCGCTTCGACGAGATCTACATGGCAATCCAGCAGCTCGCCGAGATCGTCGGACGCACGACCGTGAGCAGCATCAGCGACCCGGCGATCGAGCAGAACAACTATGCGCTGATCCAGTCCCTGCAGGCCTTCCGCGGCGGCATCGACAGGCTGACCACGCCGGGCGATCTGCTGACGCGCGATGGCGGCGGGTACAAGCGGCTGCCGCGCGGCACGTCGGGCCAGTTCCTGGGCATAAGCGGCGCCGACGCGGGCTGGCAGACCCCTTCCTATCCCGTCTTCTCGGGCCGCCGCCAGACGGTGAGCGCCGGTCCCGTGACCGCTGCCGGCCTGCCCAACTTCCTGCCAGCCACATCGGGCACGCTTACGTTGCAGACGACCAATGTGTCATCGACCTATCCGCTTGTCGCGACCGCGGCCGCCGGCTGGTCGGCTGCGACGGGCGCTCCGGTCGACGTGATCGGTGTCGCCACTGGCCCTCTCACCTGGACGGGCCTCGCCGCCAATCGCGCGGCCACGGCGCCGAACTTCCTCTATGTGACCGTTGCGGGCGGCGTCCTGACGACCGGCAGCACGCTCCTGACGCCAATCTACCAGTTCGGCGGTACGCCCTCCGTCGCGAACGGTCAGTTCACCTTCAACATAGCGGAAATGCGCGGCTATCTCGGTAACGGCACGAGCGCGCCCCAGGTGAACCTCGTCATGGTAGGCGAGGCGGCGACTAGCGCCGTCGCACTCCTGTCGAGCGTGGCTTATGCATACAACGGAACATTTGATACAGGCTGGACCCCAACGCTAACCAATGCCGGGCTCACAATGTTCTGCAATCTCGGTGCGGATCCGTCATTCTATGTGACGAAGTATGTGGTGTGCTGCACAACCGCGGACTTGGGATACTCGGTCGGCGACGTTTTGATTAACGAGATGTTTTCTGGGAGCACCAACTCTTCGCCAATTGTACCTTATGCGACTCGAAACACAGTTGGCATCCCGATCCTGTTAAATCATGCGGCGATAGTCAAAAGCACGGGCAACATGACTATTCCGGCCACCTTATCAAGCTGGAAGTACAAGACGATTGCGGAGCGCGGGTGGTGATGATCATCCGCCATGCCGTCCCGGGGGATGCCGCCGAGCT